CTGCACTACGTGTGCAGGCTATTGTCTCTAAATGGCTGAGACAGCAACCACTGATTGTATTTGAACGTTCTACCCGTATTATTGTGTTTTTACGATAGTATCGGTTATTACGTTTGAATTTTGGTTTTTGTATTTGTAAACCACCTCTCCAGCATTAATTTGTTGGAAAGCCATGATGTAATTTAGGCTAGCTGGCTACAAAATAGCACCAGCGAAACAAAACGACGGTAGCGGTAGAAAGCAACTCTACTGATTCCGTGACCTTTATGGTAATTATTGCATCACTGATAATTGATTATTTGAACTCATCAAACGAACCTGAAAAGCTCTTCAAACTTTTGAGATTCTCTTAATTAATTGTTACATTCACTAGTAAAATAGTGAGATCTATGGCCGAGTCCTTGAACATGGTTTAATACCCAGGTGACCTCTATGCCCCACTCTGCGGACTGGGAGTCTAAGTAACACACAAGTATTTTGTTATGTTTGCGCTTAGTTAACTGATTTATCAGTACTGGACGGGACGTTTTTGCCGACGTACCGGATTGTGATATCAATGATTTCTTCTGAAGATTATTATCTAAAAGAAATGTCAACTCATTGCCAATCCCCCCTCCCTGACTAGTGGTTAGAAAAGGCGCTGTAGTTATTCGATCTACTTTGAAACAGTCTGTAATATTGGGATTATTAATTGATCTCCCAAATCAAAAACATTCAATTCTTCTTGTTAGGAAGTAAAATATGCCGAGAGCTTCAGTAAAAGTAACGCGAACAAATGTCCCCTATAAGATATGACGAAAAGGCAAACTGTGTTTACACAGTAAATTCGCACGGATGCCCGACAGCATCCCCCAACGAAGAACCCGAACGGTGCCATGTAGCACCCAACAACCCCACGAGATTAGAGAAGGAAATGGGTTTCCTATCAGACCTCTCTCGTGCTAATGATTCATTGAATATGGCATCACAAGCTATAATACAGGTCAATGAAGTCATGACCAAATTGAAGAAAGCTCTATGCTACGACCAGTTGGACGACATCTCCAAAGCTCTCTTCAAGCGTCTCGATCAATTGCTAATTTTGGTATTAGATTTGAGAACGCGCTCGTCTCTGCAAGACATGATCCTTCCAATAATGCAATATCTTGGGACTCTCACTAATGAAAGTCTGTCCCACAGATTCATGGAATGGATATACAGAATAGCACTGACGGATTCCTCGGGTCATGCGGATGTTTCGGTATGGGAACCGATACCCGCAGAGGATGGATCAAAACCCCTGATAGCAGAAGGCGGTTGGTTTGAAACTAACTGGCAAACACTGACGCAAGGGAAATTTGGTATGAAATTGGCCGGCATGATCAACGTTTTGATTATGGCTGGACTCATGCCAGAGAAAACACAAAATGGACTAACGAATGAAACATTCAAAATTCTCCAAGTCCAAGCTCTCCGGAAGAAGAGTCCCTCAATCTTCCATCACATATTCACCACTCTTGATTGGATGGTGGATTCTGTTGTACCTGCATTCTCCACAGGCAATTTTGCCTTATTGTTCACTGATGCTGATGAAGCTGAAATTGATCAAATGTTTGTCAATGCTCTTGACATGGCGCACAAAAACGTCACTGGTCAAATGGAGCTTGTCAAGGAGAAATATGGAGTAGCCGATGAAGCTGAAATGCTTGTGTATATAATGAAAACATCAGCTGCCCATGTCGCAGTGCAAAAGCGTTCCGGTGGAGACTCCGGATACAAACGCGAAATCGTGTCTAGACTCATCAAGCTTGACAAAGTGAGTTCTGACATCCAGGCTTACTGGCATGCGAGTGGAATGCGAATGAAACCATATTCGGTCTTATTTCGCGGACCTTCTAGTGTCGGCAAGTCAACATTGGCAACAGTGGCACACCATGCCATCTGCCAAGCCAACGAATTCCCTGAAGACAAAGAGTATTGTTGTACGATTAATGGATCTGACAAGTATCAATCCGAATATCGATCACAACACATTTGTGTGATCTTCGATGATATGGGTAATACAAGGCCTGAAAAGGCTGAGGGCAATCCTCTATTCACCCTAATTCAATTCATCAATAACATGCATTGTGCTGCTCTGAGTCCCGAAGCTGAAAAGAAAGGGAAAAATGACATCCGAGCAAAAATTGTGCTCGTGACAACAAACACTGAGGACCTTCATTCTTGGGCTTTCTCTTGCAATCCAACATCAATCATGCGGCGATTTGACCTAGTGGTGGACGTAAAATTGAAAGATGAGTGCACTAGTCCAAGCGGAGGTATTCTCCAAAAATTTGCAGACCAATCACATCCTGATATCTGGGATCTAACTCTTTCTGAGATTAAGATCATCAGAATGGGGCATTTGGCAGACAAGTGGGTATGTAATCCCATTGTCACCAATGCTTCCATCGTCGAGTTAGTGAATCATCTGCACGACACGTCCCCCAACCATTTTAAAACCCAACAGAAATTGGTTGACAACAGTTGTGAATTGCACAAGAAGGAACATTGTAAACGTCATTCTAGATTCACCATTCCATGTCCAGCTTGCGCTAGTGGAGTGTGTGAGGATGATTTTGAGCCTTTGAATGAAAAACGTGCTTTCATAACTTTCCATAATCTGGATGATCAGAAGGAGACTGAGGAAAAACCCAAGCCTTTAGGTGCGGAAAAAGCCAAAGTTCCCATCAGAACCATCGCCGATTCTCTTTTGGCTGAACATGATGGTCCACTTCTTTATGAGGATGCTGATGACTATCACGACACTCTCGAGATTCCAGAATTGGAGGGCACTAAAGATTGTTCCTTTGCAAAACGAATAGGAATAATACGGAATGCCTCTTTCGAAAGATTGAATCTGATTTCTAAGGGAATTAGAGATGCTTCCAAGGATCCCGCTGTGAGGCTGATTGGTGGTATTGCTGCCGTTGGTCTTGCCGGATATGCCTTCGTGCAAGTCACCAAGGATCCGCGGATGGACAATGAAGGGGCAATGATTAGCCAAATCAATAAATTGGCACGCTCTCCGAGACAGATTGTTGAGCGAGACGATGCTTACCAAAAGATATATTCAAATCTTAAGGATTTTCCAAAAGCATCGGTTTCGACAACAATAAACGATCTGGAGGCAAAAATTGACCGCAATCTTCATGTTGCTACTGTCCACGAGGTTAATCCCTTGACGGGCGAGGAATATGTGGCAAGTGAATGGTGTAATACTTTCCCTCTGTCTGGTTGCGAATGGGTTTTCCCTGGTCATCAATTTGATCATACAAGAACGTACAAGGTGAAGTTCCGATCCCATCCAGGATTAGGGATTAAACGATTCGATGTTCTAGTTGATCAATCCAACACTCGTCCCATACCAGGAACTGATGGATGTATTGTGCATGCACCCAGAGGTGGGGATGTGGCAAACTTTGAGAAGTATATGCCAGACTCTGTTGATACGGAACTCCTCACTGAGGGTACAGACATAAAAATCTATCACCTTCATCGACATTGTGTGGAAGACCCAACTCAATACGTCCGACCTTCTGACACTGCAATTCGCAGCAAGATTACAAAGGTTGGACTTGTTGACATCCCAGAAGTGGGAGAATACATGTCAATTTCATACAAAGCCCCAACCTACAAGGGTTTGTGTGGAGCACTGATCTTCACCAATTGCAGGAACCCTGTTCTTATTGGAATGCATGCCGCTGGCAATGGTTCTGATGGTGCAGGTATTCTTCTTGCAAAGGATCTGTGTGGCGCAACGAAAGCAGATCGACTGCAGGTAGCTGAATCAGCCCCTATGCGTACACAAATTTATGGTGTGGATACATCGACCTCTGAGGATGTGCATAGTTTCAATGCTGTGCACTACCTTTCAAATGATAACAACTTTGAAGCTATTGGCCAACAACAAATGGCCAACGCAACCTTCAAGTCAGACATCATTGATTCCCCAGTAAAAGAAAAATTGGAGAAAGAGTTTGACCTTCCAGAGTTATTCGGAGCCCCTAGGAAAAAGGGTGTGCGACCATCCAGATGGCAACATATGGAGGCTGCTACCAAACCACGTGAGCATCTTAATCCTTCAATTCTCAAATTGGCCGCTGCTGATCAAAGAAAGAAGATATCTGACGCTCTTCTGTCGAATGAGAATTTCCGTGAGTTTGTGCACCCACTATCTGAAGCCGATGCTATGAGTGGAGTCCCTGGAGTCAAGGGATACGATCCACTGAATCCCGTCACTTCGATGAGTCATCCAATGCACGGTCCAAAGCATAAATATTTTGTGCAAAACGATCTGCGAGAAAAGGCTCTCTTTGAATCACTTGGCATCACTTCTAAACAATATATCACTAAGGTTGTAGAAGAAGATGGTACTGTGACACATCATTACGAAATTCGTTTCGATCCTGAGAAGGCTGATGTCTATGCAGAGGATGAGCGTAATGTTGTAGTGAGTGTGGATGGTGTGAGAATGAATTTGACATTCAGAACGAATCTCAAGGATGAAGCTATCAAAATTGAGAAGGTTGAAGCAGGAGTTATTCGAGTGTTTGCTGGGGCTCCAGTGTCCATGGTTGTGATTTCACGCATGTTGACACTCGCCTTGGTGAATGCTATGACGTACTTTCCTGAAGAATTCGAGAGTGCCGTTGGCGTGAACGCATCTGGCAAGGATTGGGAACATATTCATGGGATTTTGAATAAGAACCCTGATCGAATTGGTGAGGGCGACTTCTCCAAGTACGATCAAAACATTCGGCCAGAGGAATCATATGAAGCTTTTGATATGCTTCGTTACATTTTGAAGGAGTGTGGATTCACAGATGATCTAATTAAGGTCTTTGATGGGTTCGCCACTGAGTGTATGTTTCCGATCTATGAATCCGATGGGTTTGTGTACAAAGCATTCGGGACAAATCCATCTGGACACCCCCTCACAGTCATTATCAATGGGCTAATCAACAGTCTATATATGAGATATGCTTACTATGCTCTGCATCAAAAGCAAATTTGGCGTGACGCCTTGGCATCAGCTGGCCCTGAATCAGGGCATGTACTGACCAATCCACAATACAAACTTTCCTTCGGAGACATTCCTATGTTTCACGAGGTGATTGCTTTGATCACATATGGAGACGACAACCTATTTTCTGTCGATCCAAGTGAGGAATTGTTTAATCAAACTTCCGTTGGTACTGAACTCGGTCTTGTTGGGATCAAGTACACTGATGGTTCAAAACAGATCGCCACTGTGCCCTTCATCCACCTTGATGACGCAGCTTTTCTGAAGCGCCGCTTCTTCTTCCACCCTCTACTTCAAGCTCGCGTTGGTAATCTTGACCTTAAATCAATCTATAAGTCTTTGCTATTTTGCAAGCGACTGAAAGGATCGGATACGAGGTTTCAAGCCCAAATCATTGGAGGCAATTTCTCCCAGGCAATGGCAGAGTTGTTTTTACACGGTGAAGATGTATACGATGAACATTTGCGAAAGTTCAAACGTGTATTGGAAGGCGAGCGAGACGCTGATGGGCAGCTGATAACTGATTGGTTTAATCCTCCCACCAAGGAGGAGTTGATCGCTCGGTTTAATGCTACCACATGCGCCTATGACAAAGCCAAAGAAGCCATTATGCCCAAGGGCCTCGGAAAGGAATCGGGTAGAATGGAGACTGTTCCGGAAATGGTCCGAACTGTCAGGGGTATTGACACAGTCAAGGTGATTAAATCATTGGTGGATCGAGAGATTTGGATTGATAGAGAGCACCAGAGGCAAGCTGTCCAATTTGCATTGTTCAACCCAGACTTTGATCTTGATTTCCGATTGGAACAATTCTTCATAACTCTCAATGAAGAGCCAAATGAGATGACTCCATGGTATATCACACCGAGATCTGAATCCTATCAAAACTATGTGTGCTCCGTTGCTCATAAATTTTATCGTGAGTCGGGGCAAGTCCCACGTCTGGAAGTCCGGAATGGATTCTTGGAAGTCCCTCCGATACTCTATGTGAAGGATGCTTATTTTCGGAACTGGTGTTCAAATCATGGTCACTTCACACACATGACAGAAGATGTACGACAATCAAGTTTCTTTGATCACACCATACAAATGGCTGCTGTCAATATTCGAGTTCGACGAGCTCAACTTGGCACAATTTCTTCGGCAATCCGTAGACTCTGGGAGTCTGTCAATAGTCCATGTTTGACACCAGTTTCGGATTGGAAGGTTCGAAGCATTATGCGGAAGCTCCTAAGGCAGACTGAAGAGCTTAATAAAATTTTTCTGCCAGAAATTTCTGATGAGATAATGTCCTTTTTGGATGGACCCTCTCAGAAGTTCTTTCACAATGACAATGTGTATATGGGTCATTCTACTTTTTGCAGCAGACCCGATCTACTAGTTCGTTATGCGAGAGACTGGGAAGCCAGACAAG